TATATGTGCTATGTCAAGTCACGAAAATTTTATGCAAGAATTTGCGGTCACGCGAAAGATCCCCATGTTTCAAAAGGGGCGGCAGAACCGAACCCGTAAAAAATTCCGAACCTGTCCAAAAGTTCGGGCGGGCGGCGCGGGGTTGCAAGGCCAGCGGACAGCGGCGAGAACGTGCAACCCCAGCAGCAGCGGGCGGCTGAAAATCACTAATTGATAACCCTCATTATCATGAGTAAAAGCACAAAATCGGCACTATACAATAGCACGATATTGTGCTATAATTTGACTATGTTTTGAGCGTGGCAACCGCGCTTGCGCGGGCTTAAGGCATATCTCGTTTACTTCACAGTGAGGGTCTGTCCGATGCTTACATTCGATCTTGGCAAGGTCTATCAGTTCGAGGCACCTGTGGGGGAAATCTCACAAGCGGGCATTGCAGAGGTGAAACGGTTTATTTTCGACCAAAAGCCAATTAGCGATCCCGAATGGGTGAAGCTGAATCCCGATAACAAGCAAGGCTGGCTTTCGGGTTTGCCCGACGATTGGGATTGGACGTGGGTTGTCCAGCGAGGCGAATATGCCGGCACCTTCCCTAAGCGGGTGAGCGCGTACTATTTCAAGCGTGGCTTGAAATGCCCGCCGTCCTTCCTGACTATTTTGGGCAATATCGCCCGCGCGCATAGCCTGAATGGAGAGACCTATCGATTCGACTTTGTGGATCAATTCGACTGGGAAGCTGGCGATTTTGGCGACGATGGATCGTGCTACTGGGGCAAACACGCGGGCGCGCGGCAAATGCTGGCGGACAACGGCGCGTTCGCCGTGCGCTTTTTCGATGCGCACGGCGATGGAATCGGGCGGGCATGGCTGTATGAGACTCGGATTGCCGCATGGGTGCTGTGGAATGGGTATGGGTTGTCCAGCGGGACGCTGACGATTGCCCGCGTGCTGGCGGCACATTTTGGCACCACCTACAAAAAGATCTTCCTGAATAACAGGGGATTGGACAATGGTATGCTGTGGATCAATGGCGGCGCGGGTTATGTGTTGGGCGCGCAAGCTGATATTGAGCCGTTGGAGACGTACAATTTCCGTTGGGATGATGTGCATGTATATCGCTGCTATTCGTGCGGCGATAGCGTTGCTCATGACGATGTGCATTTTGGCGGCGATGATGAACCCTACTGCGAGTCGTGCTGTTGGGAAATCTGGGAAAGCTGCGAACGTTGCGGCCACTACTGCTACCGCGATGATATTAACATCGTTGACGGCGGGAATGGCTATGTGTGCGATAGCTGCCTGAATCGCTATTATGCGTTTTGCGACAACTGCGATGAATACCGCCCGACGGCGGACATTCGGCGCAAGGAAGGTGAGGGTCTGACCCATTGTGATGTTTGCGCTGAATAGCGCTTATCAGGGGCGGGAATTCCCCCGCCCCTACTCTAGAAAGGACGTACAAATGTTTGACGATATGATCAATGTGCAGCGCGTCGCTGATGCGCTTAAGCGGCTGGCGCTGGCGGGCAACCACGCGCGCGGCGGGGGATCGTCTGCGCAGCGGGCGGCGCTGAACGCAATCGCTGATTTTGAGGCGGGCGTTTGGATACCAGCAGCGTTTGAGGCGGCGGCGGCGGTGATAGCGCCAGCACGGTTTGTGCGGGGCAAGGCGGGCGCGCTGGCATACGAGCCGTGCGAGACCGACGTTGATGTGCTGGCGGCGATTGTGCGCGTGCTGACGGAGTATCAACGCCTGACCGGTTAGGACTTGCCGATAGGGATTGCCGCATATGCCACGATAAATCTAGGGCTAATCTAGGTTGTGGTCATGATGACACCGTTTGAGGATCGGCTGCTGGACGTGATCGCGGACGTGAGCCGCCGCACGGGGCGTCCCGCGCGGACAATCGCGCTGGCGGCGCATACGGGCATTCCTGAGCGTACTGTGCGCTGGTGGTTGGTCAACCGCATGGAGCCGCGCGGCGTCATCAGCCGCCCGTCGCCGCGTGGCGGCTGGACGGTCAATGCCTATGGCCTACAGCAATGAGCAACGCGCGCTGGCGCTGGCGATCTTGCGCCGGTACGACAACAGCCTGACCAAAGACGCGCTGGTCGATATTGCAGAGGCGCTAGGCCGCCAGGTCAGCAAGAGCGTTCTTCACGGCTGGTTGAAGACGCAAGCGCACGGTGATGAGGGCGCGGCGATCCGGCCTGCGCCTAGCAGCGGCGATGTGTCAGCGGCCAGCGCCAAGAGCAGGCGGCTTGCGCCCGTGCGCGGCGAACTGATCGCCGATGCCGACATGACGCTGGACGCGCTGTATGAGCAGATCGCCCGGAAGTACCTTCGACACGCCGGCGGCGACGATGTAATCTTCCTGACAAAAGGCCGTGACGCGGTGACGGCGGCGGCGATTGCGACAGACAAAATGCGGCTGCTGCGGGACATCCCGCCCGACATTGCGCGGCTGCTGCCTGAACTGTTGAGAGAGATCGAGCGGGCGAACCTGAACGCTGGCGAGGTGTTCGGGGCATTGCTGGCAAGGTTGCGTGATGCTAACAGCCTACAACCTGGTCGATGATGTGCTGGGCGGTCTGGGCGTTCAGATTCAAATCGACCAAGCAGCGCGCCAGTATGAGTTTCGGGGCAGCGCCGCCAACCTGCCGAATCTGAACGCCTTCACCGAGATCCTGTTGAGCGGTCCGGCAGGCACGGGGAAATCGCTGGCCGCGCTGCACTACATGAATCGCCTGATGTGGTCGTATCCGGGCGCGCGCGCGCTGTTCGTGCGTAAGGTGCGCGCCGACATTTCACAGTCCGCGCTGGTCACGTTTGAGCAGGGCGTGCTGGGCGAGGACCACCCTATCTGTGCCAACATCCAGCGGCCATACCGCCAGCGGTATCTATACCCGAACGGCAGCGAGATCGTGATCGGCGGGATGGATCGTCCGCAGAAGGTCATGAGCGCAGAGTATGACGTGATCTACGTGCAGGAAGCGGTCGAACTGGACGAGGTGGACTGGGAGAGCCTGACCACACGCCTGCGTAACGGCAAAATCCCGTATCAACAGTTGATCGCTGACACGAACCCCGGCGCGCCCGACCACTGGCTTAAGCAGCGCTGTGATCGCGGCCTGACCGTGCTGCTGCAAAGCTACCATGAGGACAACCCGCGCTACTGGGATGGCGAGACCTGGACGCCGGACGGGGTGAAGTACGTGCTGGGCATCCTAGAGAAGCTGTCCGGTGTGCGAAAAGATCGTCTGCGTTGGGGCAAGTGGGTCGCGGCGGAAGGCATGGTCTATGAGGACTGGCGGGAAGATCTGCACCTGATCGACCGGTTCGAGATTCCGCTTACCTGGCGACGATTCATCGCTGTGGATTTCGGCTTCACCAATCCGTTCGTGGCGCAGTGGTGGGCTGTCGATCCAGATGGACGGCTGTACCTTTATCGAGAGATTTATAAGACGCAGCGGCTGGTCGAGGATCACGGGCGAGAGATCAAGCGGTTGAGCGCTGGTGAGCGTATCGAGTGCATCACCTGCGATCATGACGCCGAAGGGCGAGCGACGCTGGAGCGCCACGCCGGAATCAAAACCCAGCCAGCCAAAAAAGCGATCCAGACCGGCGTGCAGGCGGTGCAGGCGAGGCTGCGGCTGCACGCGGATCAGAGGCCGCGTCTGTACGTCTTCCGGGACGCGCTGGCCGAGCGAGACATCGGCCTCGAAGATCGCAAGCTGCCTGTGAGTACGAAGGACGAGATCAGCGGATATGTTTGGGCTGACAAGCGCAAGAAAGAAGAGCCGCTGGACGAGGACAATCACGGCATGGACACAATGCGCTACGCCGTGATGCATATCGATGGGAAGATGGCCGTCACCAGCATCATGAAGGCGAGGACGGCTGGCCTGTGGCGATCAACGCGGCGCTGAACTTGCCGATCCTATCGGCAGGGGACGGCACAATTGAACACAGGACTTTTGTTGCAGGGCGCGGCGATGGGATTACGTCAGAGGTTCAGCGAGATGATCGGGCGCGTGGCGTTCAACACCATGCGGGTGATCACGCATCTATCGTTTGATTGGTCGCAGGTTGATCATAAATTCTGGTCGGCTCTCCGACGCGGCAAACAGCGGACGTATGAACTGGGCGCGCTGTTCTCCAAACCAATCACCGAAATTATCGCCGCATGGACGCTCGGTAAGGGTATAAACACACAAACCGACAGTGAGGCCGTGAACGACGCCCTGTCAGACTTCCTGAACGAACACCTCCAACTGCTGGTCAGTGAATACGAAAACAGCATGGGGCTGGGTAACGCCTACATTGTGGTCAACCCAGATGCCACCCTGACCGCCGTTCCGCCTGATCAGGTCGAGGTGCTGACTGAGCCGCCGGGCAGCGCATCTGTTGTGGGTTACCGCATCACGACCCAACTGCAAGATCGCAGGATCATTGATGAGTATCGCTTGGATGAACGTGTTTTGACCGTGAAGAAAGGTTCTGGTGAACCGGTCGTCACACGGTATCGCAACCTGCTGGGTGTGCTGCCTGTCATACATATCCCAAACGACCGTGAAACAAACGAAATTTACGGCCATCCGATCTACGAGGCGCTGCTGCCCTTGTTTGGGCGCTACGATAACGCTCTGACGAAGAGCCTGGACGCGATTGAGGTGATGGGCAATCCAATCCCCGTCGCCGAGGGGTTGGACGACCCAGCCGAGGCGCAGCGCGTGAATGCGACTGGTGAGGAGCAATGGGTTGATGCCGACGGGCAGCATCAGACGCGCCCGGTCATCGACTTTAGCCAGTTGCCGATGCTGTTCCTGGGCAAAGGCGGATCGTTCAAGTTTGCTGCCCCTGGCAATTTCGCGGGCGACTCGGTGGCGCTGCTCAAAAAGTTGTTCTACCTGATGCTGGAACACATCCAGATTCCGGAATGGGCGTGGGGCGGCGCAATCGCCAGCAGCAAGGCCAGCGTTGATGCGCAGATGCCTGCATTCGCGCTGTACATTGAGGGACGGCGGCGCAAGCTGGAGCGCCCGCTGCGACAGGTGATGACGGCCTGGCTGCGCACGATGGGACTGTTCACGCCTGGTCTGCGCGGTGACGCTGAAATCAGGATCGAGTGGTCGCCACTGGTGGGCGATGATCAATCGCTGCGCCTCCAAACGATCAAGCTGGCGTTGGCGCAGGGGCTGATCACCGACGAGACCGCTTTGCGCCTGCTCGATCTTGTGGACGATCCAGCGGTTGAGGTTCAGAAAGTTGCGCAGGCGCAGGAAACCCGCGCGGCCAGCGAAGCTGCGCGTTTCGATGCGGACATGGATCAGGCGATGCGCGAGTTGGACGCGGCGGCGTGATGACCATCGGCAGCAGGCGTCCGATGGCGCAAGCGCAGGTCGGCTTCCGGCGTGACGCGGTGCAGATGTTCACTGGCGCGGCGCAGCGCATCGGCGGCCAACTAGCGCGCGAGGCATTGCCCGACGGCACACTCCCAGCGCGCCGTGAACGCGCGATACTGGTCAACGCGCAGCAGGTCGTCAGCGACCTGTTCACCGGCCAGGATAATCGCAGCGCGTATGGCGAGGACGGCGTTACGCCGTTGTCTCCCTACGCCAGCGCCATGAACCGTTGGATGGGCATCGCCGTTTGGCAGGCCGTCCGGCAGCACAGTGCGTGGATGCGACGGAGCGTTCCTGATGATGTGCTGGACTGGCTTCAGCAGACGACGCGCAAGCCCTCGATGATCGTTTCCGAAGCGAAGATGCCGGACTGGGTGATCGACCTGCGGCTGTTCAACACTCAGCCGCAGGTCGATGCGTCCCGGCGCTGGGTGCCGCCGCATCGCTGGACTGACGATAGAGGCTACCGCCTGTCGGATCGCATCTGGCGCGCCGATCAGGAGACACGCCGGAAGATTGACGGTCTGCTGTCCGAGTCTGTACGGAATGGACGGGGGGCGCTGCTGACCGCGCGGCGACTAGAGCAGTTCCTCGTACCTGGCCGCGCGGCTCTGCGCACGCGCCGCCCTTACGGGGTGGATGCCAGCTACGACGCGATGCGCCTGGCACGCACGGAGATCGCGCGCGCATATAATTATGCGTCGTACAC